ATAACCTTGAAGAATCAACATCTACAAGCGAATCTGAAGAAACAGTAAAAGCACCACCTCCTGAACGTTCTCCGTGGAAATCATGGAAAGCCGAAGCGGCAGCCGAGTTAGAAAAGTTGCCAGAAACTGTACAGAAGCATATCATAGAGCGTGAAGAACAGTTCCACAGAGGGATAGAGCAGTATAAATCAGCGGCTAACTTTGCTAAAACCATTGATAAGTCGATTGCCCCATATAAAAATTATTTAGAGGAAATGCAAGTCGCGCCAGACGTCGCGTTTTTCAATCTTCTAAAAACAGAACATACGCTTCGTCGAGGGTCATACCAAGAAAAAGCGGAAATGCTAATGAAATTAGCGCATGATTATCAGATTGATATGAACCAGCTAGCCGGCTTGCCATACGACCCGACCATGCACAATCTTAAGGCGCAGCTAGACGAGAAAGAACGACAATTGCGGGATGCTTCGGAATTTAAACAAAGTCACGAAGATGCTCAAATTCAGTCTAAAATTTCGGATTTTGCGCAACGTCATGAGTATTTTACTGAGGTGCAGTCAACGATGGCAGACCTGCTAGAACGTGGACTTGCAAATGACTTAGATGATGCTTATGAAAAAGCATTGCGGTTAAACGATAATACGTTTCAAAAAGTCTATGCTCAACAGCAAGGCGGCGGGAATCGTCAAAATTTAACGCAGGCAGACCAAGCTGCAAAGGCAGCAAAGGCAGCAGCGGTATCGGTTAAAGGTTCACCTGCGGGCGCGAACCGGACCGTTATCCCTGCAACTACTGAAGAAGCCGTTAGACAGGCAATGCGCCTTCACGGATTTTAAATTTTACGAGGATTAAGCAATGGCATTTGCAAACAGCGCGATTAGTGACATTATCGCAACCACCATCGAAAGCCGTACCAAATCGGCTCAAGATAACTTAACAAACAACAACGCGTTATTACTTCGTTTGAAAGAACGCGGTAACGTAAAAACAATCAGCGGTGGTTCAACCATTTTGCAAGAATTGTTTTATAACGACCCTGCAACCAATTATGCGTCAAGCTATAGCGGTTACGAAACTATCAACATTTCACCTGATTCTCCAATCAGCGCTGCGCAGTTCAATTTGAAACATTATGCGGATGCTGTAACGATTTCTGGCCCTGAAATGCTTGCTAACAGCGGCAAAGAAGCAATGATTGAATTGCTTGCTACCCGTGTTGAAATTGCTGAAGCAAGACTTAACAACAAAATCGACATCGACTTACATGGCGACGGTACAGGTAACGCAGGTAAAAACTTAGTTGGTTTAGCGGCTATGATTAGCACTTCACCAAGTACAGGTACTTACGGCGGTATCGACCGTGCTACATGGACTTTCTGGCGTAATGGCGCGTACACTTCAACTGGTTTGACTTCAGCAGCAGCTACTGCGGCTAACATTCAAAACAGCATGAACACTGTCGCGTTATCAGTTGTTCGTGGCACAGACCATGTTGATTTAATTTATGCAGGCTCAACCGCCTATTCGCTTTACTTAGCGTCTTTGCAGGCAATCCAACGTATCACTGACGATAAATTAGGCGCGGCAGGTTTCTCTGCGTTGAAATTCTACGGCGGCGCTGGCTCTGCTGACGTTGTACTTGGTGGCGGTATCGGCGGCAACCAAACTGCAACTCGTATGGACTTTATTAACACAAAATATGTGTACTTCCGTCCTCACAAAGACCGTAATTTCGTGCCAATCGGCGGCGACCGTCAAGCAGTTAACCAAGACGCGATTGTTCGCTTAATGGGCTTCTCTGGCGCGTTAACCTGTTCTGGTGCGCAATTCAACGCAACATTCAGCACAACCTAGGAGGCATTCATGGCTTATAACATTACGACCCCTTTAGCGGGTTTTCAAGGTATCGCGCTTACTGATACCACACAGAACCACGCATTAGGCACTATCGTTACTGCGGTAGACCCAACTTACGGCGCTGGCGAATTCATTTATTTGAAAGGCGTTGCATCAACTGTTGTGGGCTCATTAGTCACTTATGACTCATACTTAGCCACAACTACTTTAGCGCCTGCTACTGGCGGCGTTGGTCAAGTGGCTGTATCGATGTCTGCTAACGTAGCATCACAATACGGCTGGTATCAGATTCAAGGTATCGCTGCGGTTAAAGCGCCTAACGCTATGACTGTTGGCGCTGATGTATTTATGCTAGCGGCAACTCCGGGCAGTGTTGATGATGCTCAAGTAAACGGTGAGCAAATCTTAAATGCTAAAGTATCTACCACAACAGGTACACCTAGCTCTGGCTTGGCGTTGATTCAAATCAACCGTCCATTCCACCAAGGTCAAGTAGTATAATTTTTAAGGCGGTAAGCTAGACGGCTTACCGCCAACTAACTAGGATTAAATATGAGCGAACAACTTTCTTATGTCGGCGATACCGGCGGCGATGCTTACTTAGACGTTTCATTCTACATTGGAACGCACGATGGGCAAGAATACGACTTTATCCGAATCAATGTACCCGGCGATAAATCACTGTCAATTGACACGATTGCCGACGATAACCACAAAGCCCGTTTTGCACGGCAATGGCAAGCCTATAAAGGCTTAAAAGATATTAAAGGTACGCCAATGGAGGAATGGCCAGAAATTGCCGAAACACTCCGCATTGAGCTAGCCTACCAAGGGTTTAGATATATTGAACAAGTTGCAGGCGCACCTGACGCGGCGTTTATCCGTATTATGGGCGGCACACAACTTCGCAATAAAGCACAAGCCTTTTTAAATCGTGGTAAAATAGACGCTGATGAACTAATTAAAGCTCAATCTGACCAAATTGCAGAGCTTCAAGCGCAAATGAAAATTTTGATGGATGCACAACCACCTGAAGTCAAAAGAGTTAGAACCGTTAAGGAATAAAACGCATGGCAAACCTACTTACGAATGTTCAAGATGTCTGTTTAGAAATAGGTTTGCCTGTCCCCACGCAAGTGGCGACATCAACAGACCCTCAAGTGCTTCAAATTCAAGCGCTGATGAACCGTACAGGCGACACGCTATCAACTGAGCGTGACTGGCAAGCCTTAGCGGCAGAATACCGTTTTGAAACGGTTTACTATCAATATACGGGTGACGTTACTGAAGGTTCAACCACCATCACCAATTTGTCGTCAGTAACAGGGTTATCGACTGATTTTATGGCCATTGGCGAAGGGTTGTCACAAGACACTTTTGTCACTTTTGTTGGTACAACAACGGCTACAACTTCTATTCCTGCTACTGCCACTGCAACAGGCATTACCATTACATTTAGTCAAGCTAAGTATGCAATGCCTAGCGACTTCGCGCGGATGGTAGACAAAACCCAATACAATAAATCAAATCGTTGGTCAATTATTGGGCCTAAAGACGCCCAAGAATGGCAATGGCTTAAATCAAGCTATGTTACGACAGGCCCTCGTATGCGCTTTAGAATGATGGGTAACAAGTTCACTATCTGGCCTGCGCCTACCGCAGTGCTAGTAATGGGCTTCGAGTACGTTTCTAACGCATGGGTTGTAGCGGCTGACGGAACACCTAAAACACGCTTAACGGTTGATACTGACACAACGCTGTTTCCAGACCGCGTGATGGTGCTTGGTACAAAGCTCAAATTATTTGAGATTAAAGGCTTTGACACTACAGCAGTGCTTCAAGATTACACTCGTGAGCTGGAGAAATGGAAAGCAGCAGAGAGCGGCGCAGATACGCTATCCCTCGCGCCACGCTATCCAAATATACTACTCACTCAGAACAATATACCCGACACTGGGTATGGAAATACTACCTCGTAAGGTGAGCAATGTTACGACCTAAACGCCAAACTTCAGGTACCGTCACTGTCACCGCGCCAATAGGTGGGTGGAATGCGGTCAATCAATTAGCCGCAATGTCGCCTAACGAGGCGGTCATCATCGACAACTGGTTTTGTTTGCCTACTGAATTGCAGTCACGCAAAGGCTACACATTGTGGTCAAGTGGCATAGCGGGCGATATTGAATCGTTTATCACCTATGACGGGCAAGACGGCGTTTCGCGTGTCTTTGCGGTAGCTGACGACGCTGGCGATTGCAGTGTGTGGAACGTAACGGCGCAAACACCTACCGCGCCAACTGAAGTTGTTACAGGGCTTTCTAACGCTAGATGGTATTTTGGTCAAGTATCAACGTCAGGCGGCACATTTACGCTTGCTGTGAATGGCGAAGATTATATGCTTCTTTATGACGGCGCAACATGGCAACAAGTGACGGGCGTATCTACGCCTTACGCTATCACAGGCGTTGACACAAGCCTACTTGTTGGCGTTTTAGTGCATCATCGCAGAGCGTGGTTTGTTCAAAAAGACAGCATGAAATGCTGGTATTTAGCGACTGATTCGATTGCTGGCACAGCAACTTCTTTTGACTTTGCACCTTTGTTTATCAATGGCGGCAGTATTGCTAAGATTGAAACATGGACGCTTGACGCCGGTAACGGTATGGATGACTATTTTGTCGTCATTACTACGGTAGGTGAGATTGCCGTCTATAGCGGAACAAACCCTGCGTCAGCCGATACATGGTCGCTTAATGGCGTGTATTATGGTGGTTCACCCGTAGGGCGCAGTTGCACAATTAAGTTCGGGGGCGACATATTACTGTTAAACAAAGATGGTCTAGTTCCTTTGTCACAGTGGTTAATGTCTAGCCGTGTTAACGTCAAAACGTCTATTACAAACAAAATACAAAAACGTATTACTGATGCAACCGTAGCGTATGCAGGAAATTACGGTTGGCAAGTCGTGTTAAGCCCACCTAATAATATGCTGTTTATTAACGTACCAATCAGTTCAACGCAG